TTAATAGCATCAATCTTTGCTCGTGATGTGTGAATGCCTAGCAAGTCTTTTTGTGCGTTTGCTATTGTGTTGACTAGTAGTGCTACTACTTCATATGCTCGTGGATGCTGGCTTGAGTCAGCAATTTGCACAAGGTTATTGAGTGCATCAATCGAACGCTCTGTTATTGTATAGAGATTTGTTCGTATGTACTGATAGTCTGTTGAGAGATCGTTTTCACTGTTTGGGGCAGCTACTAAATCTTTTTTCTCAAACTTTACTGGTGGCACAGCTTCAGGTGGCTTTGGTTGTGCTACAGGAGTTTCTGTGGTTGAAACAAGCGTCTTTAAATCTTCTTCAGTTGCGACAAAACTACTCTGCTCAACGTCATACTTCTTTATTACATCTTTATTGCTCATAATACACCAAATTAGTCATCATCATTGATTATTACTGTTTTGCCTACTCCATCTGTTATTGTATCGACATAGCCGTATTCTTCCACATAGGTTACATTATCAGGTGTCGGCTCGGTTGTTACTCGTGCTAATGGCTCAAGTAGCGTTAAGTCACCACCAAGATCGGTTGCTGCTGTTATGTCTGTAATTGCTTTTGTGATAACAGGCTTTTCAAATATAGGACCATAAAACATAATCTTTGCTTCAAACGTCAGTGTCCAAATAACATCACGACGAACCGTAAAGTCATCTTCATAGTTGTCTTGTAAGTTAAGAGCGGCAAGAACAATCGACACATCATCAGTATAGTTCATTTTTGGTATGCTCTTAATTGCAACTGAGTATGCAGGCGTGAACCAAGGAAGTACCTGCTCTATGATTTGATTTGAATCATCGATAAATTTTGAAATAATTGAAAGCTCCATAGTGAGTTTGTATGGAACACCCTGATACTGTCGTATGACGTTGCTTGGCTCACCTGCAACCGGCTGTATATTTCTGCGTATTGTGTTGAGCTTTCTATCTGAGTCATACTCAAGCTGTTTGATTTCAAAACTCATTCTAGGAAGTTTGATTGCAAAGTTTCTGCTCAAGTCAGGATCTTCTTGACCTCGAACAATATAACGCTCGGCAGGACCATATGCCAGTGGCACTTTTAGTCGCTCAACTTCTTTACCATCTTTATCACGTTTAACAACATAAATGTTTGCAAACAGCGAACCAAAGCTGGCAACAACCTTTCTTAGTGTATAGTGATAAAATGGAGAATTAAACATTAAAACTCCTCATCTTCAGAAAATGGATTGTTTTCAGTAAAGTCGATAACAACAAAGTCTCTATTTTGAGCACCAAAATCTTCACCAATTTGTATTGGCCCAAGCACAGGATCATCCATCACTAGTGTTCCAGTAAATGTAGTTTTTGTGCCCTTGATGACACCCTTTGTTGAACTAAACTGACCGTACATATCTTTAATGGTGATTGTCTTGGTGCTTTTGTTTACTAGTATAACAGTACCTTTGGCCGTTGCAGTTTCTAGTGTTGCGCCTTGATAAATGATTTCTCCTCTTTGTGGCTCTGTTGTTATAGGAGTTGTTAGTGTAAGAAGTATTTGTTGTGATGCTTCTTCACCAATTTCATCGATGATTTCAATACCTGTGTTGACGTTTTCATCCTCAAATGCTGCCTGCTCACACTGTAAGTCATATGAGTAAAACTCACCTAGTTGGAAGAATATGCTGTCCTCTCGAACAAACCGTATTTCATATAGAGCATCTGCAATACTCAATGGTATGTAAATTAAATCACCCTCTTTTGGTCGTGATTGTTCTTTGCCAAACACTTTCGCAAAACTCTTTCGTGAAATGGTGAGTGTGATTTGATTCTTGATTTCTAAGCCAAACTTTCTAAAAACGTCGCCGTCACCATCAAACGAATCAACATTCTTTACATACAATTCAATATGGTGATAATCATCATAGTTTGCTAGAATGGCTTCTCTAAACAGTGGATCTATTTTTCCTGCTGTGTCTCGTGGAATGTAAACGGCATCAATAGAATGTATCTTGATTGCTTCTTCTACAAGATCATTCACTAGACTCTGTTCTTGTTTTTGTTGGTATAGATTAAAGTATTTGTTCGACATGATCTATCCCACAAAAAAGTCCGGTGGCAGCTCAAACTCTTTACGCACTCGCTCTCGCAGCTTTTCTAATTCAGCCATAGCTTCATCGTAAATTTGTTGTCCGTTGAGTGTTACTCCACCAGGTAGCTGAATGCCACTAAACTTCTTTAGGTTTGCACCCCACTGCATCTTGATAAGATTAAACGCATACTCACGAACAAACTCGTCTGAGTATATTTCTGCGTAGATATTTGCATCCAGAGCGGACCATGCTTCAATAATAATCCAACGATCTACAACCCAATCTTGTACGTCCAAGTAAACTCGGTCTGTTTTTCTATTAAATCTGATACCTTTAGTACCACGAAACATGAACTCCCATTGAGAGATATATTGCTTGTATATCTGGTAGGTAATCATGTCTGTGCTTGCAAGATTGAACATATTGTTCAATGCAAACTGGTATTGAAAATCAAACATACCACCTAAATTTCCACCAATACTTGATGATTCTTGTGGTATAATGTTTGTGACAGAAATCACTTTTGTTCCAATGTTGATATACTGATTATCAACATCGCCTGTAAAAATGGCAGAATCTGAGTTTAGTATTTGAAATGTGTTTGTGGTGTCAGCACCAACTTGAACATTTTCACCTTTAGTAAACTTTTGTTGAGATGTCGAACGAAATCTAATAATCTTATTGTCGGCAGATTTGTCATATGCAACTGCTGTCGCGCCACTAGAAAGTCCAGTTAATGTATCACCACGAGTGAGAGTTCCTGCATGAACGTGTTCTGCAACAAGATGTGATGCTGTTATTTGATATTTCAAATACACCCGCTCAATACCATCAAAGTGATAATCTCTGAAATATAGTAGTGCTTCGTCTATACGATCTTCTATTTGATCTTCATCAATGTTGATGTCAATTACTGGTGCACCTAATCTTCGTAAACACCAATGTACTAAAGCTCTACGACCTTTTAAGCCTTCTTCAGGTATCGTGGGAGAATAATCTGGAACAGCAACATCAATCAAATAGTTTACTAATACAACATCAGTGTCGTCTATTTGAGTGTTTGTGTTAAATGTAATTGTTTTGTCTGCTATAGTGTAGTCGTTATCGGGACCAAAGTTTTGCAGAACTCCATTTAAGAATACCTGCTCGCTATTTGGCGTAGGAGTATTAGCCAACACAAAAACTTTTGGTGCAGTTTTTGTTGGTTTTTCTCGACATACAAATGATTGTGTTGTTGGCATAGCTCCTCTCGTAGATCCAAATGGTATTTATTGCATAATTACGTTTTGATAATATAGTTCATTATCACATAATTAACGCCCCGTGTGTTTGTGCTTGTTGCAGTCTGATCTGTGTTTCCATCAACACCACCAGTTACTTTTCCAATTCTTCCTGTGGGACTTACAGATGTTGCACCTAAAGTTTGTCCTGTGGCAGTTAGGCTCGGCGATGCTGTATGACTGTGATTTAATGAATTGCTTGCGTTTGTCATAGTTGTGTTGCTTGTAGAAAAGCTGTGTGTATGACTTGCACTTACCCCACCTGAAGTAAAGTTATGTGTGTGGTTTGCACTAACCCAGCCCGTACTAAAATCGTGATAATGGTTTGTATTAACTCCTCCAGTCCAAGCCGCAAAACCGTGTGCATGTTCGCTGGACGAGCTTCCTGTATCAACTGTTCCTGAATCGCCATCTGTGCTTCCATTATTCTTATCAACCTTACCACTAGAGCCAGATGTTACCGCAGAACCTCTCGACGACGGCATTAGGTGATTGTGTGCACCATCTGTGTTTGTTGAACCACTCACATAGTGAGCATGATCGGCCGATTGCCAGCCTGTTGAACCACTGTGGTAGTGGTTAGCAGACTCCGTGCCTGTTGTTCCTGAGTGTGTGTGACCCTGTGATTCTGTGCCTGTAGTACCACCGTGACTGTGTGAAAGATCGTAAGTGCTTATAGTAATTGTTCCAGAAACAGAAGAACTTGCGTGAGCGTGTGCTATGTTTGTTGAAAGAGTGGATCCTGCACCACTCATATCATGAAAGTGTCCTGTTATGGTTACATTATGATTGTGTGTTAAACTTCTATCACCTTCTGCAACACCATCTGTTGAACCCAGTGTATTGTTTACTGTAGTGCCCTTTCCGATTGGAACTCTACTTCTAAGATCAGGAATGTTAAATGTTGTAGAGCCGTCGCCGGCGCCATAAGTTGTTCCTATCACATCAAACAGATCCGCAAATGTTGTTCTCGAAATGGCATCTCCATCACATATTATCCAACCATCTGGCGCAGATGTTCCAGCAAACGGTGTCAAGATTCCCGCAGGAATAAAAGCCTCGGCTGTCGGAACACCAGTAAGATCACCATAAGAGCCACTAAACAGCGTAGGTTTATTAATAAGATCGCTATAAGAACCACTAGTTGCTACGGCGGCCAAAGCCGGTTTATTCAATAGATCATTATACGAACCAGTGCCAGCAACGGTTGACAAAATCGGCAAACCAGTTAGATCGCTGTATTGATTTGTTATTGCAACTTCAGCTAGTGTTTTGTTTTGCCAGACTCCACCAACATACTGTAGTGCTTGATTCGTTACAGGAAGAGCAATCGCAACATCTGATATTGCATCAAGATTTGTTATGTTTGTCCTAGCTTCCAGTGTTGTGATTCTACTTTCGGCTGTGCCAATGCGATTTGATACCGTTGTGGCAAAGTTAGGATCACTACCTAAAGCCTCGGCAAGTTCATTTAATGTGTCAAGAGTTGTTGGAGAACTATTAACAAGATCCGCAATTTTTGTGTCAGTATATTCTTTAGCATCATCTAAAAAGTTTGTGGTTTTGCTATCAACATAATCGGAGTTGCTGGCAGAACCAGGTCCATCCGGCAAATCACTAACCAATATTCTGCGTCGTTGTGTGTTGTTGTGATTGTCTATTAGTGTTTTTAGTTGATCTAGTTGCGCCTGACTGGTTGTATTGGCAGCATCAACTAACACTATTACACCAGTGTTTGTTGGCTTTATCGAAATAACTTTACATGATACAATACTGGTTGATTCTAACTCTAGCTTGAGTTTGTAAATATCAACATTTGTGTTAGTGGATGTAATTAAAAATTGTGCCATGTTGTATCTATGTTTTAATGATGTAGTTTAATAGGATAGTAGGCTGCATGTTATTGTGAGAACCTCCACCTCCGGTGTTTTGATTTGTTGCATTTACTCCATTAATAGATATTCCTGTGGTACTTCCATATGTGGCAGTTCCGGATGGATATGCAGTTGCAAAAGCTCCGGCGCCAACATCAGTATCATAATCGATTCTTGTTCCAGATTGATATGGCCAACTTCCATTACCAGTGCCAGCATTGGCATTTATTGTTTGTTCGTGTATATGACCAGGATCATATATGGTGTGTGAGTGCGAATCTTGAGTGTGTGTATGAGATGGCATTTCTGCCGTTGTTAGCGTGTGCGTTTGAGATCCACCAGCAGTTCCAAGTGTATTTGACCAATTTAATCGTCCAGCATCCGTGCCGCCCATGTTGTCTAATCCAGCGGCTATTCTACCTCTCATATCTGGTAGATTAAAAGATGTTGAACCATCTCCGGCGCCGTAGGTTGTTCCTATAGAACTAAAAAGTGTTGCATATGTTGTTCTTGAAACCGCCGAGCCGTCACACATCAACCAGCCAGTAGGAACACTTGTGCCAGCAAAAGCAAGAAGTGCACCGGCCGGCGTGACAGACTGTGATGTTATATTTCCAGTAACAATAAGATTGCCTGAGCACGTTACTGTATTATTTGCTGATTTGTATATTTGCGCCGCGGCCGCCCCATGCCCTAGAGTAATACCAGACGCAGCATTATTATTGTTGTCTAATAGCTGCAATCGTGATACAACACTGCCAACAACAGAAATATCCCCAACAGCAAGACGTCCTACGCCCGATGTACCGTCAACAGATAGTGCCGGCTGTCCATTAGCCACAAATCCTATCTTATCACTTGATACTCTATATAAACCGGTATTTGTGTCGTTTGTGAAATATAGTGCTGGCGTTGCAACACCACCATCTGGTAAAGCAAACGTAGTAGATGTTACCGCTTTCCATGTTGCGTTTCCTGTTGCAGCATCTTTTGTTAAAACATGCTCATTTGTTGCAGAGGATACTTCAGTCAACGCATTAATTGCCGTTTGTGGAGTTGTAGAACCAGTGCCACCTTTTGATATGGATATGGTGTTTGCATTCCATGTTCCTACATCTACACTACCTGAGCCACTAATAGAAAACAGGTTTGTGCTTGCATTATCTTGCAACTCAAATAAGTTTGCACTCTGACTGGCTGCGGCACCTTGTATAACTATTCCTTTCGTATTAGTGTCACCAGATTTAACTACGGCACCATAATTTGCTGTTAATAATCCTGACGCAGCTATATTAACACGATTTGTGTTGCCGCCACCAGTATAGAAAATAAGTGGTGCATTTGTTGGACAAACTTTTTGAATGACTTGTGTGCCATCGTAGAATATTCTAAAACCATTTTCAAACGCTGTTGATTCTGATCCAGTTGTTATTTGTAAGATTGTTGAGCCAGAGCTGTTGTGTACATTAAGAGCGGCGCCTGGTTTAGTTATGCTTCCTATAGAAACTTTATTTAAGGTTGCTGTCCAAGAATCGCTTGAGTCTGATGTATTAGAACGCACTGCCAATAAAACATTTGATGCACTATCTTGCACTTCAAAAATGTTTGTTGTGGTTACACTAGCTGCACCTTTTACAACAAGAGCTTTTGTTGTAGAGTTTGGTGAGTTTATTTGAGCGCCGCTGTTGACTGTAAGAGATCCTGAAAGTGTCTTATTACCAGCAAATGTTTGGGTTCCTGTAGAAACAACACCTCTGGCACCTGCGGCCGCATCTGGAATATTAAAGGTATGTGTTGAACCTGAGCTTAATATATTAAAATCTGTGCCTGATGTTCCTGATGTTAAAGTTTGCGATTCTTCTGATATACTATTGAGTGTAGTAAGGCCCACAGCCGGTGTGTTAGCATTTATCCAATTGGTTCCATCATATTTTAGAATTTGTTCGCTGGTGGGTGTGGTAACAACAACATCAAGTAAATCATCCAAGTTTGCTGATAAAGCTGGCAAGTCTGATAGATCATTATATGAGCCTGATGTTGCTACTGTAGCAAGACCAGAAACTCTTGCCACAGGAACAGTGCCGGATGCGACAACACCATCTTTATCAATAGAAAATAACGTCTGGTTGGAATTATCTTGTACTTCAAATAAGTTTTCTGTTTGCCCGGAAGATGCTTTAATAATAACTGGCTTGACTGATGCTCCAGAGGATTCAATCGTGTTTGAGTTTACAAATTGAGTTCCGTTGTGGACAATAAATTGTCCTTTAGCAACTGATGTGATACTAACGTCTGTTAGATCGTCTATTGAACCAG